CAATACTACAAATCATAAAACTGTTGCTTTGATTGAAGCCAATTCAGAAGGCGCAACAGCGAACCAACGAGGCGGGTCTCTTAATTTTTACACAAAAGCTAATGGAACTGCCTCTCCAGCAAGAAACATGGTGCTTGACTCCAGCGGTAACTTGGGTATTGGGACTACGAGTCCCTCAAACTGGTTGGATATTTCTGCGGCAACATCGTCAACTGTTGGTCATATTTCTTTGAACACCACAAGTGTGTCAAATGGGATACGGGTAATTTACCGTGAAAGTGGGACTAATGTTGCTCAAGTTGCTTGGTCTGTCGATGGAAACGCATTGGAGTTGATTGCATCAAAAGCGGCATCACAGATGGTTTTTTATACCGCTAACACAGAACGCGCCCGTATCGACTCCAGCGGTAACTTGCTGGTGGGGACTACGAGTAACCTCATCAACGCTGATTTTAGATTGCAAGTAAACAACTCGGTTGTTGCTGCTGTCTTTAAAAATACGCCAGTTAATGCGTCTACGGAAGCCGTCCTTGTTTGGCACAACATGACCAGTGGTGACAACAGGTTCATCATGTTTAATACGGAAACGTCAGGAACCACAAGAGGTTTTATTGACTACAACCGTGGTGCTGGTTTGGTTCGCTACAACACAACTTCTGACGCAACACTGAAAAATCTTATCGGTGACGCTGATGGAGAAAAATCAACATCCATTTTGAAATCGACACGCATCCGTGAATATTCATGGAAAGACGATCAGGAAAATAAACCTCAAATTGGCGTTATTGCTCAAGAGCTTTACGAAACTTTTAAAGGTGCCGTTTCTGTTGGCGGCGAAAGAATTAGTGTAGATGCTGAAGGCAATGAGACAACGCAGTATTCTCCTTGGGCAGTTGATAAAACCGCGTTTACTTTTCATCTAATTGCTGGCTGGCAAGCGCATGAAAAGATCATCCAAGAACAGCAAGCCATCATCACCGCTTTGACAGCCCGAGTTGAAGCACTTGAATCTAACTAAAGGAAAAACCATGACTACCTACAACTGGACAATTACCAACCTTGACCGCCGCACATCTGACGGCTTCATTCAAGTCGCTCATTGGCAATGTGCTGGCGCTGATGGCGACATTACAGCCAGCGTGTATGCCACTGTCAGCTTTGAAGAAGGCACGCCAAGTATTCCATTTGATAACGTCACAGAAGCCAATGTTCTTAGCTGGATTTGGGCCAATGGCGTGGATAAAGACGCTACTGAAGCCTCTGTTGGACAGCAGATTGAAGCATTGAAGAATCCTGTTAAGGCTTCTGGCTTGCCTTGGTAATTAGGTGGAATTATGGATAACCAACAACTCTTTAACCTTGTAGTATCGGTTGCAGGGTTTCTTGCGGTATTCGTGTTCTATCAAGTCATGCAACGCTTGCAACGCCTTGAAGACAATCTGAGCGCACTTGAGAAGCAACTGCCTCACGACTATGTGACCAAGGATGACTATCGCGCTGACATTAAAGAAGTCAAAGACATTCTGCGACAAATCTTTGATAAGTTAGACGGTAAGGCAGACAAATCATGAAAGATTGGGCAATAGCTTTCGTAGCTGCTGCCCTTGTTTCTTGTTTGTGTATTTGGGCTGCTTTTTCAATTATGCCGATTCTTCAGTGGGTGCTTAGATGATTGGTATGCTGCTTGATCCAGAAGCCGCACTTGATGCGGTTAATAAGGCGGTGTCTCTGGTCAAAAAGGCCAGTGCTACCGCTAAGAGTGTGGAGTCTCTGGCTCCAATGCTTGGCAAATACTTTGATGCCAAGGCCAATGCTATTGCGTCTGCTGAAGCTGCCAAAGCAGGGACATTTGGCGGTTCTTCTATGGGCAAGGCTCTTGAGATTGAACTTGCCATTGACTCACAGAAAGAGTTTGAAGAAGACCTGAAACGATTGTTCTGGAACGCCAACAAGATGGATGTTTGGCAGAAGATCAAGGCTCGGGCTACGGTCATGGAAGCAGAGGCCGCTAAAGCCGCTGGAAAGGCCAAGGAAGACGCTCGGCGCAAGAAGCAAAAGGACAAGGAAGAGATGGAGGTGGCCATCGCCGTCATCCTGTCTGTCGTGATCTTGATCGTCTTGATGTGGGGCGGCTGGGAGCTGTTCTCTTTCTGCCGCAAGAACGGGTGCTGACGATGTGTGGAAAATCATCAAGTGGTTTGACGTTGGCACAGATTGGAAACTCGGCTTCGACAGGTTTCTCAAGTTCTGCTGTGGAGCCATCATTACTCACCACTTGCTCGACATTTTGTATGTCTTGCCTGTGGAAGATTCCAAGTCCATCATTGAGTTCATAAAATCTAGTTTACCTTTCGGAGAATAGTATGCTTTCTTTAATTTCTACACTTGGCGGTCTGCTGATTTCGGGTTTGCCGAAATTGTTGGAATACTTCCAAAACAAGGCTGACCAAAAGCATGAATTAGCACTTGCTGCAATTCAAACAGAGCGTGAACTGGCACTAGCCAAAGAAGGTTTTGCGGCTCAAGCCAAGATTGAAGAAATTAAGGTTGAGCAAATGTCTTTGCAGACTCAACAAGTTGAGATGCAAACCGCAGCGCAAATGCAAGGTGCGGCACTTGAGCATGACAAAGCTGTTTTGCAGAAGGCCGCTGGATGGGCATCTACCTACGTTGCAACTGTTCGACCAACAATTACTTACATCTTTGTAATGGAGTTGGTGCTGATTAACGCATGGTTGGCTTGGTATGTCTGGTACAACGACAAGATGGTCACCTCTATGGATGACCTGATTCGTTTTAGCGACATCATTTTCAGTACCGATGAAATGTCCATGCTTGGTGGCATCATTGGTTTTTGGTTTGGCTCTCGTAACTGGGACAAGAAGAAGTGAGAACTTCTGACGCTGGCATCCATTTGATGCACCTCTTTGAGGGCTATCGGGATAAACCATATCAATGCTCTGCCCATATGTGGACTATTGGTTGGGGCCATGTGATCTATCAAGATCAGATTAAGCTACCAATGGTTCGCAAAGAGGGTTACACGGGCGCTTTAAGGAGCGAGTATCCTTTACGCCCAGAACACAACAAACAATGGTCTAAAGATGAATTGGTCAAAATATTCAAAGATGACCTCGTTTATTTTGAACGTGGTGTTCTTCGATTTGCTCCCAATCTGGCTGGGCATCAGGGCAGGTTTGATGCTTGTGTCGCATTTTCCTTCAATGTAGGGTTAGGCAACTTTCAAAAGTCATCTATCCGTCAAAGGATTCTTAGGGATGATTGGGAAGGCGCTGCTGAAGCCTTTATGCAGTGGACAAAAGCTGGCGGCAAGGAACTCAAGGGACTCGTAAGGCGCAGGAGTGCTGAGAAGGATTTGTTCAACAGCAAACCTGCTGACCATTAACGAGGCTTCTCCAAAAGGCTAATTGGCGCGTATACACAAGCCTCTGATGCGCTTGTTTCTACGGTAACAACTGGTGTTCGTGGCCCAAGCACTTGTTCAGGGTGATTGAGCCATCGTTTGCAGTTGCGGCAGAAGTTATCTGGCACTTCAGGATCGCATCGAGCAACATCAAACAGAAGATGACGCATCATTCTGCTAACTCGTATGTCATCTCAAAAATGTCAGGCTTGCATGGGTAATGCTCACCCTTCACGCCAGTGATGATCCAGTCGCCCTCGCTAACCAAAAGCGCACCCTCAAGCGTGTCGATGTATCCGAATTCGGACTCAAAATGACGAAGCACTTGTGGGTGGTCGCCATGTTTAAACCACTGTGTGGCCTCAATCACAACTGGCTTTTTACGAAATTTCATTTTTGTATTCCAATTCAAGTAGGAGTTCCAAGTAATGGATTGCTTTTTTAATGTCAGCAGCACCATTCTTTTCTTTGTGACGGGTGATGTACTTAACTACATTACCCTCACAGAAACCCAAATTATTTGCATGGATATAGACGATTGGCTGGATGCCTTTGTCTTTGTAGTGACTGCCTGAGACTTGTTTATCAAGGGCTGATTGCTGAAAGTTTGGGCATAAATTGCCCCCACCACAACTGTTCATATCTTGGCAAATATCGCAAAGCATCACGCCTCCAATCGGCTAAATTTTGGTTTTGTCACGGCATCTATTGGAAGCCACCCGTGTCGCACTCTAGATTTTGCGCGACTGTAATTTGTACCTAAAGTCATACAAGCCTCTTTCATCGACATTTCAATTCCATTGATGCAAACAACAATTGTCACATCTCTGTTTAATTGTTGATCTCTGATAGTTGCCCATCTGCAATTTTCTGGAGAGTATGGCTTAGAGTTATCAATACGCTCTAAAGACATTCCTAATGGGCGCTCTTTCATGTCTAACAAAAACAAACCAAAAGATTTCCAGCGATCAACTGGCACTTTATCTTTGTAATACAAATAACTTTTGTGATTTGGATTGGTGCATCTTTGCCACATTGATCTCCATGATCTGTAAGTGCTTGTATTTGTTAGGCCATGTGTTGTGTTTGATGTTTTTACACGCTCAACCATAAGACAGCCGCAACTTTGTGATTTGCTTTTTGTTATAAGGTTGGAGCCAATGTAATGATCCAGCGTTTTTCCACAATCACATCGACAAAGCCAAAACTTTCCAGATTTCCCATCTTTGTTAAAAGGGCCATCAATAACAGTTAGCTTCCCGCTTTTGCGTCCGATAAGATTTTGGAAAACGCCTTGCATCACTCATCCTTGTAAAAAATTCCGTCAGCCTTAAGTGTACCCGATCTGTCTTTAATCTGTTCATAGGCGTGATTAAAACAAGTCACAAGGTCAAGATCAGCAGTGGCGCAACCCATGACAAGGGTAACAAGAATGTCGCCGTATGCGTCAATCATGGCCTCTCGGTCATTGTTTTCAATTGCATCAAACAACTCGTGGACTTCTTCCTGAGTTTTTCTAGCTTGTGCTTTGGGGTTGCTGTTCTGAACAATCCCTCTAGCCTCGCCCCATTGAACGACCTTCATTTCAGTTTGTGCGTAACTCATTTTTAGATTCCAATTGTGTAATTTGATTGTTCCCACACTACAGAGCGAGCAAGCAACATTGATGCTTTATCTTTAGCTTTTGAAAAAGCATCCACACTCAAATTGTGACAACCAAGAGGGCTTGAACTGCGTACATCAACATAGTCAAACGCATCAATTTTTTCCCATTTGAAAGACCACAATCGCTTTTGTTCAACGTAGTATCGTTTTTCTTCTGGAGAGTGAATGATTCTGACTTTTTTGAACAAATTACTCATTTTCTTCCTTGTAGGTGGGGTACTCGCTGCACTGTTTGCATATGACGGCTACCGCAATTGAAGTAGCACTAACAGCATCCGCTTTCCCCCGTTAATCAGAAACAGTTGGTCGTGCAGTTATTGCCTGAACAACACACAGTGCAAATCACTGTTTTCCCGTTGATAAAGTATGTATGAGTGCTGCAAGATGCCCAAGTCATTGTGGCAAGAGTTGCAAGGTAAACACCAATAACAAGTTTTTTCATTTGATTTCCTTGGTTAGAAAGGTACATCGTCATTCATATCATCAAACCCGCTAGACGCTTTAGAAGCCTTTTTAACGGGCGCTGCGTCCTTGGGCTTGACTGACAGGCTCAAAAACTTTTTACCCGTCTTCTCGCTCGTTTTAAGCCATCCTGATACCCACAAGTCAACGCCATTGACATTGAGGCTACCTTTATAGTCGGGATGGTTGTCTTGTTGCTTATCGTCATTCTTGAAGATAGCACCTCGATTGCTGTTGTCGTATTGCATGATTATTCCTTTGCTTTCTTAATTGCACTGCGTGTTTTGCTGTCTAACAGCGTCCACAACGCTACTTTTTGATCTGCCTCTAGGTTCTCCCCTTCAAGCCTTGCCAAAGCCTTCTTAGGATCGCCCTCGGACACATTAGCGGTCAAATCTTCCGCTAATTCCTTTAGATATTCCATTTCCTCCGCTGGCAAGCTGTCTGCAATGCCTTGTGCTGGAGTGATGATTACCTTCTTTTCTTCAACTGGCTTGGATGAATCAATAGCATCATGCTCAATGATTTCCAAGGCCGCAACCCACAAATATCGGCGCAAGTATGTCTGAACAGCACCAAGGTTCTGAACAGCGTGACAGCCCTTCAGATTGGCTTCAGACATTGGGCTGGTGATAACGATTGTCTCTGATGGCTCGTCAATGTTAATGATGGTCATTGTGGCAACATCGTGGCAAAAGCTGATGACGCTGACAAGACGCACACGGTTAAACACTTCAAGAGCCGGGACAACAAAGTCTGCAAGTTCAAAGTATTTGTAACCAGCGAACTTGTTGTGGCCTGATTTCTTCAACTCAATCTTGTGAAACTCGCTACGAGCCATGTTGAGTTTTTGATAGACATTCATTTTGATTCCTTAAATTGTGGTGGGTATGGGATGTTAAACGCTTTGCAAAGTTCTTCCATCTTTGCCCAAGCTGTTGGGCTTTCCATGCCCATTGCGTACAGATCGTTTTCGGTCATACACGCTCTACTTTCTTTGCCAACAGCCATTTGTCTCCGAGGAAACGAATTGACCTAACCCACTGGCGGCAATTGTGTCGCTGTGTGCTAACTGGCACTCCGTCAACGCAGAATAGGCTGCGTACTTGTTTCAAGGCTTGTGTGTTCATCGAACGCTCCTAAGTTGTTGAGCCTCTATTGTTAACCCAAAAAAAGCTGTTTGGTATAGGTGTTTTCCCTAATACAAATAACTTTTTTTTCGTGTAATCTTTGCAACATGAATCAACATGACCATGACGAATATGCGGCAAGTGAAGCGTTGCTAGACTACGCAATTTCACTTGTTAACCGTTACACAGACCATCCTGATGATGTAGAAGCCGCTACCAAAGCACTTCTGATCGTCACGCTGGAACATCTTTTCAATCGGAGAATTTACATTGAGCAAATCACTCGCTAAGTTGTACTACATAGAACAACTGAAACTTACAAACGATCACCATCGCAAGATCGCTAACCGCATGGCTTCACGCTTTGAAGTCAGTGCCGCAGAAGTTCGTGATGAACTTTTGGCAGAAGGTTACATTGAGTTTGAGAAGGTTACTCGTAAGAGTGAAACACAGAAGAACAACTATTTCTATGTTTTGACCGACAAGCAATATTCTTACACAGAGGAGCCAAAATTCCAAAAAACTGTGAACAACTTCTGGGCTGATGGTACGCCAAAGAGCCGTGGCAATGCCTTTGATCTGTCAACAGCTAAAGGCTTGTTTAGCAAGACTGAACTGGCTGCTTCTTTGAACAAGGGCAAGCCAAACAACTACAACCCACCAGTGCAAATCATTGCATATTCAAGGGCATAAACATGAACAACACAAACACAGGTGGGCCAGCCTTTGCGGTAGCAGAATTGGCAAATGTTAAATGGGAAGGCATGACCTTGCGTGATTATTTTGCTGCCAAGGCGATGCAAGCAATATTGTCTGAAGACCCAGAATATCACCAAAAATATCAATTTATTGATCTTGCACATTTTTCATATAAATGTGCTGATGCCATGCTGAAAGAGAGAGAGGAATGACATACAAAACAGACGAGATCAGCCAATGTGCTGGTAAAGACAAACTGCCTACTAAAGAACTGGCGCTGGTCATTGTTGGTCGGCGCAGAGATAACCCAATGGAGGCTTACCGCTGCCCTCATTGCGGGTACTGGCACGTTGGTCATGCAAGACCGAAACAAAAGAGTTTTAAGAGGTCACCAAAATGAGTGGCAAAGGAAGTTCACCAAGACCCTTCTCTGTGTCCGCAGAGGAGT